TCCTCCCACATAGAGCCGATTTTACAACCACACATTCAAAAGGTGATGAAAGAAGAGGTATGGCATTTGAAGGTACTGCCATGCGTTTGCTTAAAAGATTTGCCTCAAATATACATAATGTCTTTACTCCTATGGGGGCTGAATGGTTTAAATTAACCACAGGCATACCTCAACTGGATAAAGAACGTAATGTTGCATTATGGCTACAAGAAGCATCTAAAATAATAAAACACCATGTATCAAGACCAGTTTCTAACTTCCAAAGTGCTGTATTCCAATATTATTTGGAAGCTGGTACATTTGGTACTGGCATCATATTTGTGGAGGATGTTCCCGGCTTTGGTACTAGGTATCGCAATTTCCCTCTTTCGGATTGTGTACTTGGTTCTGGAAGTGAAATGGAGATTGACACAGTATTTAGGAATTACAAACAAACATATAAAGACCTTGTATCTAAATTTCCTCCAGAAACACTACCTCCACAAGTAGTAGAAAGAGGAATGAGTGAAAGAATGTTGGATGAAGTAGATGTTGTTCATTGCGTATATCCTGCATGGACTATGCAACAATATCTACCAAATTTCCCTAAACCATTTGTATCATTACATTATCTTAAAGATAAAAAAAGTATATTAAAAATAGGTGGTTATGATGAAATGCCTTACATATGTGCAAGATGGGAAAGATCAGATCGTGAAATATATGGTAGAGGTCCAACTTGGGAAATAATGCCTGATGTCAGATTAATTACTGAAATAGATCGTACCTATTTAAAAGCAGTTCAGAAAGCGGTCTCACCGCCTCTGTTTGTACCGGATTCTGGACTTCTTGACCCCCTAGATACCACTCCCGATGCAATTAATTACTACTCTGTCGGTCTAGGGGGAAAAGATCAAATATTTGAAGCACCTTCTAATGCAAGGCCAGATTATGCTGAAAGATTAAGTGGCAAATGTACTGCGGCAATTAGGGAAGGATATTTCTTAGATTTACTAGAATTACCGGGTCCAATAGCTCCAGATGGGGATGTAATGCGGTTTTCTGCAACAGAAGTTTCTGTAAGAATGAGACAGAAAATGCCTGTTCTTGGACCAATTTTAGCGAGACAGGAAGCGGAGTTTCTTGATCCTATTATTAAAAGAACAGCTAATATTCTAATGAGATCATATTTAATCCCCCCAATGCCAGAAGAAATGCAGGGGCAGTATAGAATTGAATATCTTAATCCTATATCTGTTTCAATGAGATCTGGTGAGATTAGTTCTATGTCTCAATTATTCGAAACTATAATGCCACTTGCTCAAATAGATCCTACTATACCTATGTATTTCAATACTCAGCAAATACTAGAAAATACTGCTGAAGTATTGCAAGTACCTCAATCTAATATTAGGACTAAAGAGGAAGTAGAAGCAATTGTAGCAGAACAACAAAGACAACGACAAGAACAAGAACAAATGCAACAAGCACAATTAGCGAGTCAAATTAATGAACAATCTGCAAACGCAGAAGCACAAAGAGCTAAAGCGGAGGCCGCATGAGTGACTTAAAAACTGGTAAAAACTTCCCCTTAAATAAAAGGGGTAGAATGGTTAAAAGTGTAGGCGGTACAAAAGAAAATATTGTTAATACTAAAGGTGCTAGAATACATTATTTTGGTGATGATTATACTGATCCAAAAGCATGGAAGTATGATAGACAAGTTTTTATAGCAAAAAATAAAAAGTATGGGCAAATTAGAGGTTGGGAAAAACCATATGCAAATACTTTTACAACAACTATGAGAGGTCAACAAGTAGAACATCCTGTAGCAAAATATGATGCTCATATGCAAGGTGGTGTAGAAAAATCTCTTAAAGAAAGAAGAGGGGTAGGGCATGATTTACCTAATTTAGTTATTGCAAGTAGAAAAACTAATATAGAAAAAGGTACAAAAAGTTTAGCAGATTGGACACCCTCACATAATGTCAAATGGTTTGCTGAACATGTTGAAAAAATTAATGTTAAACATGATTTATCATTTTCTCCAAAATCGGCAGTTAAATTTAAGTCGATTACTGGTAGAGAGACAAAAGCTAAAATTAAAGCTCCGGCATATCAAACATTATTATGTCAGAGTTGTCATACACCAAGTAGATGATTTCACGTTGGTTACAAGAGAAAGAAAAACGTACACGATTTAAAGAGGTCTTTAGTGGAGAAGAAGGACAAGATGTAATTGCGGCTTTAGCTAATGCACATTTTGTTTTCCAAACTTCTCATGCTAATGATCCATATACCTCTGCATGGCAAGAAGGTAGAAGAACTGTAGTAATGGAGATAATAAATCTCGTTGGTGCAGATTTGGAAGCCATTAGGAAACGAATTGACTTGCAGGAACAGGCTCGAGTTCAAAATCGGGCATAACTCTAACCTAAAATAAATATGTCAGAAGAAGCACAAGCCCCTGTGGAAACAGGGCAAGCAGATAGTGGCGAAACTTCGGCTTTACAATTTGACCCAACATCTTTGCCTGAAGGATTGAGGGAAGAACCAAGTCTCCAGACTTTTGACACCGTAGATAAACTTGCAAAGTCCTACGTTAATGCAGTAAAAAAGATAGGAGGTGATCCTAATACTTTAGTACGAATCCCACAAGAAGGTGAAGATAAGAATGGATTTTACAATCAAATAGGCAGACCAGAACAAGCAAATGGTTACAATTTTGATGAAATTGTAGGAGAAGATCCAGAAGGGACACTAGATGGATATAAAGAATTTGCTCATCATCATGGTCTAACACAGGCTCAAGCTGAAAGTATCTTAAACCTTTATGGAGAGATAAAAGAAGATGAAGCTAGAGAATATCAAGAAGCACAACGTCAATTAGATATAGATGGACAGATTGAGCTTCAAAAAGAATGGGGGAAAAATTTTGATGGCAAAATGGACATGGCATCGAGAGCTTTCGCTGAATTTTCTACACCAGAATTACAAAAATTAATGGATGAAACAGGATTGGGCAACCATCCTGAGTTACTTCGTATTTTTGCTAAAGTTGGTGAGAGATTAGGTGAAGATTCATTGGTTGTCGGTACAGGTCTTGGAGCTAATCAAATGTCTCCTGAACAGGCTCGTGCAGAAATTCAGAATTTGTATTCTGATAAGGAATTTTCTAAGTCATATCGTGATAATAGAGAACCTGGTCATAAGGCGGCAATGTCTAAAATGGGTAGGCTCTTTAGTATAGGATATCCTAGTCAGCAACGAGCTAGATAATAGTACAACTCCATAGTGGAGTAAAACCGAAATAAAGACAATAAGGCAGATAAGCTATTAGCCCTGTTGGAAAGTCTGTTGTGATCCTTTAATGGATAATCACTAGGTTTAGTGTATTCAATTTTTCATAACGGAAAAACAATATGGCTAATTTTTATGACATTGAAACGTCGTATATACATCGCTATTCTGCTGATGTATTACATGCGCTTCAACAAAAGACATCAAGGTTACGTAATTTCGTAACTAACAAACCTGACTGTCAAGGTGTAGCCGAGTTCATTGATAAGATCGGAACTAACGAAGCACTTGACAAGGTAGCAAGGTTTGCTGATTCACCAGTACAAGCCATTTCCCATAAACGTAGGAGAGTATCCGCACAACCTAAAAATGCGGGATTCTTTGTAGAAGGTTTTGACACTCGTAGAATGAACTATGATGTGTTTCAGCCTTATGCAGAAGCTACGTCAATGGCAATGGCAAGGAAAATGGATGCAGTAATCGTTGATGCCGCATTTGGTTCAGCATATGAATCAGATGGTGGAGCAATGGATGGAGCAACGGAGATTGTATGGAATAGTACAAACTTCCCTAAATCCTTCATTGACAAAACTTATGTCCATAACAGCAGTTCTCCTAATGCAGAAACAGCAGGGATAATCAGTTCTACAGCGGCTACTGGTCGTACATTATCAATCGACAAATTGTTGAATGCTCGTAGACTGTTATCTGAGCAAGAAGCAGATCAGTATGATGAAGGTGGTAATCCACTTTATTTCATAGTATGTTCTGCCGCTCAAATAGAAGCTCTGTTGCATTCTTCAAGGGTACAAAGTGCTGATTATAATAATATTCGTGCTTTGGTTGAAGGACAGACCAACTACTTTGCTGGATTTCAGTTCATCAGGTATGAAAATATGCCTACTACTGGTAGCGGTGCTACACAAGTAGAAAGTGTATTAGCATTCCATCCTCAAGGACTAGCATTTTGTTCTTGGGAAGAACCAATAACTGAGATTGAGCGTCGTGCCGATAAAAGTTTTGTACCATATGCATATTTTGAAATGGATATTGGTGCAACTCGAGTATGGGAAGAGATGGTCATTCAAATTGACTGTTATAAACCTTAACCCATAACTTGAAAGGAAAATATGGCTGATATATATGGAGTAGATTACAAAAAACGATTTGTTACACTCCCTGCAAAGCTAACTAATGTAGCTACACAGGGTGGGCGGATGCGTGTTTTGTATGATACGTTTACAACAAGTTCCACAGGTAGTGGTGATAAACTTTACATGGGCAGACTTCCTGCTGATTGTAAGGTATGGGAAGTGGCAGTAGGTTTTTCTGCTGATCTCACTAATAGCACAACTGTTGATGTTGGTTGGGAAGCTGTTTTATCAAGCGGATCAAGTGATTTAGATGGTTGGCATGATGGTGTTGCCGCAAATGGGGCAATCTCTTATTGGAAAATGGGAGGTGCTTCAACTGCTACAGGCAATAAAGGGATTTCCCTTACACCTACATCATTAGCTGATGAATGTAGTGTAGTAGTTACATTTAATGCGGCTCCTGCTGATAGCAAGGTAGTTAGTATTTATGTAGTTTACTCAATTGATTAATTTCAATCGGGGGTTGGGTAACTGACCCCCATTACTAACAGTTTATTATGGATAAAACTGGTATAGCTAACCTTGCCTTGAGCAATCTAGGCGAATCAAGTATTCAAAGTTTAACAGATAATAATGCTAGAGCAAGAGCTTGTAATGGCAGAATAGATGATGTTATTACAACTGTTCTACGAATGCATGTCTGGAATAGTGCATTAGAAAGAAAAGAATTAACACAAATTGGTGCGCCTGTTTTTGGTTGGAATTATATGTTTCAACTTCCTGCTGATTGCATCAAAGTAGTTGAAGTTAATCCAGTATCAAAATTTCAGGTAGAAAAACGGAACATTCTATCGAATGAAACTTCTTTATATCTATTATATGTTGCTGTTCCAACAGATATTAATAATTTAGATTCCTTATTATCCGAAGCTATTGCAATGAAATTAGCTTTAGAGATTGCAGAAACTTTAACAAGTAAAGCAGGATTAAAGGATGAGATGATGAGGAAGTATGTTATAGCTTTACAAGAAGCTAGATCTGCTAATTCTAAAGATAGGACACCTGATCATAGAGAAAGATCATCTTACTTTAATTCAAAACGTGGACATTATCATGTTATTCATAGAACCTTTAATACACCATCTTTAGGTTATGAAGTTGATATGGAAGCATGGAAGACTAAAAGTTCCGCAGAGCAGACGTAAAGTTTACTATGGCAAAGTATGAGTTTTTGCAACCAAAATTTACTGAAGGTGTTTTAGCTAAAGCATTTCATGGTAGATCGAGTGAAGAATTTTATAGTTATGGGTTAAAATCATGTAAGAATATGATCCCTACGCTTTCTGGCCCTTGTGTAAAGAGACCGGGAACAAATTATATAGATTTAGCAAAAAACTCTTCTGCTACTTTGCATCCATTTTTTAAAGATAAAGATAATACTTATATTTTAGAAATTGGTTATGCTAGTGGCTCCTCCTATTTGAGAGTATGGTCACAGGACAGACTCTTAAAAAACAAAGACACCACTCCAGCAACATTCGAAATTAATGGCCTAGCGTGGTCATCAACAGAAATAAATAATCTTAAAACTACACAAAGTGGAGATTATATATTTGTTTGTTGCCCCACAAGGAAACCATATATGATTATCCGTACAGTTGATCTAACTGATACTGGTGCTGACGTATGTGAAGATGGTAGTAAATGGTCTGTCGAAGAATATGTTATGGAGGATGGCCCTTATGATTCTATTAATATTTACAAAGAAGAAGGAAGTGTTTCTGATAAAAATCAATATACTATTAAATTAAAAACTGAACCTACTAGCTTTAAAGAAATTGCAAATGTAGAATTTGATGTATCAACTAATAGTATTGTTTTAATGAATCATGGCCTCCAAACAGGAATGAAGGTTCGTTTAGTAGGTACTGGTGATTGGGGTAATCTTGTTAATACTGCTAGTACACCAGTTGCATATAGTGGTACTAAAGATTGGTATGTTGTATCTACTACTTCTAGCACATTTAAAGTATCTTCATCCGATGCCGGACAAGCACTAGAATTTGCTATTGCAAGTGGTCAAACATATGCTAACGCTTCTGTTAAATTATCCAGACCAAGATATGAATCAGGGGCAGAAGTTGTATTTAAAGAGTATTTAGGTGGGAATACGGAAACTACTACAAGTAATAGTATGTTTACAAGTGCAGATGAGGGAAGGTTAATTAGAGTTAATCCATTATCAAGACCTTTAGAAGCAATTGGTGGGATAAGATGGGCTTGGGGAATTATTAAAAGTGGTAGTGTAACAACATCAGGAGGTAAAAGAGAATTTACTGTTATACTTAAAACAGAAATTTGTAATACAAGAGAAAATACTACTGACAATACAAAAGGTACATCAGAATTTCGTCTAGGAATATTTAGTGATGCAAGAGGATGGCCTCAAGTAGCTCAAATATATCAGCAAAGAATGGTATTAGCGGCTACTACATCTAATCCTTCTACAATATGGCTTTCTAAATCTGCTGATTTCTTTTCTTTTGCACCTACAGAAATTGCGGCTCAAGATGCTGGTTCATCAGTTACAGATGGATTAGCAAGAGAAATAATAACAGATTCAAATGGATTAAGTTTTACATTAGATTCAGATACATTAGATGAAATAAAATGGTTAGCAGAATCAAAGAAACTAGCAATGGGTACATCTGCTGGTGTTTATATGCTTTATGGATCAGAAACTAATCTAGTAGTTACACCATTTAGATATACAATTAATAGAGAAACAACATTTTCTGCAACTGATACACCTCCTATTGTAGTATCTAATACTTTAATTTATCCCCAAATTGGAGGCAAAGATGTACAGGCATTAATATTTGAAGGTCAACAAGGACAATGGTTTTCGAGTAAAATATCATTAAAAGGTTATGATATTATTAAATCGTCTGAAATTAAAAAAATGATTTGGCAAGAAAGACCGAATAATATTATTTGGGTAATGATGAATGATGGTAGACTTTTATCATTAAGTTATGATAGACAAGCAGAATTTCAAGCATGGGCAGAACATACATTAGGAGGAACAGATACTAAAGTAACAGATATAGAAATGATACCAACTGCAAGTCACGATCAATTATGGCTAAAAGTTGAAAGAACAATTAATGGTAGTCCAACATATTATGTTGAGACAATGGGTAGATTCCCAAAAGAAGGAGCATTAGCAAGGAATCATTATGTTTTCTCAGATAGTGCTTTAACAAAATCTATTAGTGGTAAATCATTTACAGTATCTAGTAGTTCTGGAATGTTAGTTACATCTAGTGGTCATGGATTAATTGATACACAAGTTATCCGTGTGTCAAATACTGGTGGTTCATTACCAACAGGATTAGTAGCAAATCAAGATTATTATGTAAAATATGTTGATGCAAATACATTTAGACTTGCATTAACATCAGGAGGGACTGCAATAGCATATACAAATGCTGGATCACCTACTCATAATTGGGTAACTTCAACTGTTAATGGATTAACTCACTTAGTAGGACAAGAAGTACAAATATATTATGGTGGGATGCAACATATTAATAAAACTGTAGCAACTAATGGATCTGTAGTTCTTAATAATTATGAAGCTACTGATGTTGTATTAGGGTTGCCTTATTCTGGAATAATGGAAACATTAGAACCAGCATCACCTAAAAATCAGTATTCATATTCTAAAAGATTATTAACTTTAGTTTTATTAATAGAAGAATCTTTAGGTATTCAAATTGAATATAACGATTTATCAGAAGAGATACTATTTAGATCAATGCAAAATCAAATGGGTAATCAAATTGATCTTTTTTCTGGTAAAAGGGAATTATCATTATCTGGAATAGGTTGGGATGTACATAATTTAGAAATAGTTTCAAATGGTCCTTTCCCTATGCAAATAAATGCTCTTGTAATAGAATCAGAAACAGGAGGTACATAGTGGATCGGGAATCAGCAAGACTTCAGTTTGATGATATGAATAAAAGATTTAATATCGAACATACATTTCCTTTTGATGAAGCATGGGATTTTGTAGAATATAAAAGATTCCAAGCAACTATTAATACACCAGATGAGTTTTTTCCTACAAATTATACAAAAGAACAATATAGAAAAGGAATAATTGCATTACAGAATAAAATGTTGGAAGATGAAAAGACATATACACCAGAAAAGAATCCAGATTTTAGTCCTGTAAAGCATACATTTTGTAAACATCAGTATGTAAGGGAGATATTTAACCCTGCTGGTGCAATGTTAGTAACAAAGATACATAAAGTTGAACATCCTTTTTTCCTTTTAAAAGGAGAAATGTCCATATTATCAGAAGAAGGTGAAATGCGTATTTCTGCTCCTTATTATGGTGTTACTCCAGTAGGTACAAAAAGAGTAATATTAGCTCATACAGATTGTACATTTGTAACAGTACATCCAACTAATAAAACAACTCTTGATCAAATTGAAAATGAGCTAATTGCAAAAGATTATGAAGAATTGGAGGTAGCATGAGTTGGTGGTTTGTAGGAACAACAGTAGCCTTGAAAGGTAGACAGGGTATTCTAGCCGCAAAAAAAGGTGATCGTATTGGAGACAAATTAGATGCACAAGCGGCAAAAGTAGAACAACAGGCAAAAGAGGATGTAAGAGGATTAAAAAAATCTAGCTACTCTAACTATCTTGGAATGAAAAGCCAGAGTGGTGATGCAATAGAAAATATTAGAATAGATGGAGCATTAAATAGAGAATCTGCTAAAGCGGAAACAGGAGGTAGTGGTGTTGTATCAGGTGAGGGAACTGCTGTAGATGTACAAATGGCAATGGTAAATAATGCTAGATTAGACGAAGCTAATGTCAGAGCCGTTATGGATATAAATATTGAAAAAAATAAATATGAAACTAATTTAGAATCAGAAAGAATTACAAGGGAAGCAAAAGCACAAGCAGACGCTATTAGAGATGGTGCTTCTGATGCTAGACAAGCAGGAAGAGATGCTAAATTGGAAGCTGGTATTAGTGCTGTTACCTCAGTAGTAACTGCTGGACTTGGATCAGGTGATTTCCAAAAATGGTTTTCTGGTGCAAGTGCTGTTGCTGGTCAAGTAAAAGGAGGTAGAGGAGAGCATACAGCTTCATCTGATACAAGAGGTCAAGAATCTAAACCTCACTCTTATATAGGTCGTAGTGGAGGGGGGAGAAAGGAGGGCTGGAATAAGAGTCCTGATGCTTATTCTCCGAGTCGATATACTAAATTAGGTCAAATGACTAATGATCAATTGAGGCAAAAGGCAAAAGCAAGTGGTGCTTATATGGGTCCAGCAAATATGTCACAACAAGAAAAATGGGCGCCAATAGTTAGAGGTCATTCACAACGTCAAAGTAACAAAGTTATGAGTATTCTTAATAAAAGTGGCGGATATCAATATAAAAGACCACCGGGGTTATTACCACCACAGTTAATGAGAAAAAGTGGTGGTTCTGTGTGGAAACCAAAAGCCAGATATACCAATCCTTCTAAAGCAACTTGGTCCAAAAGTGGTGAAATATTTGTACGTCCTTAAATAAAGAGTTAAAATGGAAATAGCAAGACCTAATTATAAAAAAACTAGAATAAATACTAAACCATTATCTATGGGTGGACGTAGTGCTGTCCCTGAAGCTCAAGTTAATGATATAGGTAGTGACCATCATATAAGGGTTACAAAACTTCTAGAGCAAGGTGCTGTTGATCTATTTAATGCATGGGATAAAGTTGAACAAAATCGTATTAGGCAAGAAATCCATGAAGAAAAGTTAAAAATGGATACCCATTTTCTAAAGCAAGAAGCACTTAGAGATAGTAACTTAAATCAAATAAGTTCTAAATATCTAAGTCCAAAAAATATGGAAGAAGATTATTTAGATGATGAATATGCATATGGTAAAGATAAATTATCACCTTATAAAATGTCTGAAGATATATCAGAAGATGCAAAAAAGCAATTGGAGCCAGCAGTAAAATATGGAAATGAAGCATTTATGATAAAATCTCAAACTGTTTTTGCTAAAGAATTAGTAAATAGAGGCAAAAAAATGTTAGAGACTGATCGTGTTAATAGCCTTAATAGCTTTAATAGTAGCTTAACAGCTATGTCTAGGGGAGATGATTTACCTAAAACATTTTGGAAACCAAATAGTAATGAATTAGCTGAAAAAGCGGCTAAAGATTTTGAAGCACGTTTAGGAGAAGAAATAAAACATCAAACTTTGAGACAAAGTGAGGCAGATACATTATTGATGAATTTTAAACGAGATTTAGCAGGAATAATTTTCGCAAGACATTTATCTCAGAATCCAAAAGAAGCATTAGATCAGATTAAAAAAGGATTTAAGCAAAATATTTCAACACCACATCAACCAGATCCAATGGGTAAGGGTGATTCGAAATATGGATCAAAGTCTGGTTTATCTGTCCGTACTATTGAAACTTATTCTGTTGGAGGTGTATCAGTTGATCCTTCTAAAGTTGCAAAATATTTAGATACAGCAATAAGTAAGGAAGCTGAAAATGCTGAAAGAGCTGAAAGAAATAGTTTTAATATGTCCCAAAAACTTTTTGCCTCTCAGAATCCAGAACTGTTTTTACAAAGATTTGCCGATTTTAAGAAGAGTCCTCCTCCAAGTTCTCAAAATAATCA